CCACGTCACGAGCGCGGACACGTCCTTGTAGCGGAAATTGACGTCGGCCCAGTCAATGCCCAGCGCCAAGGTTCTGTCCATCCGCGCGATGAAGAACGTGTGCGACAGGCCAACTCCAGAATCTGTATCCACGGACACCCAGCAGTTCGCCCGAATGAGCGTGGGGACGTTCCCGAGGATGGCCCGCAGCTGGGTGAAGTCCCACTTCACGAGTGCGTGGGCCATCGTGCCGTTGAGCTGCCCGCTGTAACACGTCGAAGCCATGAACCACTGATGGCCGAGCCAGATCATGTAGTCTGACGCGGCGGTGGTGTTCTGGCTTCCGCCCCACTGCGTGATGGAGCTGCCGTTGATCTCCACGAACGTGAAGAAGGCGTTTTCCGTCTGCGTCTTGCCGTAGATGATGCGCCTCATGTGGTCAGCCCCCTCGTCCTGCTCCAGCCCTTCCTCATGTCGCCCGCCAGGGCGGCATCGGGCAGCACCTTCTTCACCCAGAAGTACGCTATGCCGGCCACGTCAATCGTGCCGCTCGGCTTGCTGCTTTGCGTAAGCGTGAGGTCTTGGTTCGCGTAGGTGCCGGGTGAGCCGCTGACGTCGGGCGCAAACTGTGTCCACGTGTAGGCGTCGGCAGTTATCTTGAGCGTGACCGAGAGCGCCGTGGGGTCGGCGGTGGTGTTGGCCATCACAACGTGCAGGCCCTTGAACTTGTCGGCGCCGTCCACGTAGCCGTTGGCGCTGCCGTACTGGTACACCGTGGTGCCGTCGAAAATGGCGTCCTCGATGGCCTTCACCGCGTCCACGTACACGTCGGCGGACTTTTTTCCACCGCCGGCATCCTTCCAGTCGCCGAATGTGATGGCGTAGGTGCCCGTCTCGGCCATCTTGTGGCGTGTTGGGTTCGTGTGCGGGCGGATGGTGCTGAAATAGGCGGCGCCGGTGCCCAGGTAGAAGCCGCCAGGCAGCGAGTACACCTTCGTCTGCTGGGCGGGCGCGTCGCCCACGTTGCAGCAGGCCAGGCGCACGCCGGTGGTTTCCGTCCCCGCCTCGACCACGCCGAAGGCCAGCACCGGCGTCACGACGCCGCCGGCGTCCATGCTGTCGGAGACCGTCAGGCGGAACTCCCAGCCGGTGTCGGCGCTCGCGTTGAACACGATGCCCACGCCTGGGATCAAACCGGTGTTCACCGTGGCGCCGTCGCAGGTAATGCTCTTGCCGGTCATGTCCCGCCACGGGTTTTCACGTTGCAGTCCACCGTGCACGTGTAGACGCTGCCCGTCTTGGTGATGAGGCAGTCGTACTGGTCCGCGATGGCGCGGCCGTTGTCCAGCCAGGTGACGCTCACCACCGGCGTGTTCGTCAGGTTGACGTAGCGCAGCTGGATGTTGCCCACCGGGTCGCCGGGCACTGAACCGAGCCGTAGAACAAGGTCCGCACTCATCTCGTCCTCCTACACGCGCACCAGCGTCAGCGTGGCCGCGTACACTTTTCTGCCGTCCGGCAGCGAGCTGCCTGCATCGTCGCACTCGGGATAGTCCGTGAGCAGCGGCACGATCTCCTGCGTGGCTTCCTCCGCGAACACCGCGACGATCGTGCTGCCGACGCCCAGGTTCACCGTCACCATGCCGCCGGCGTTAATGAGCGTGCGCAGCGTGTCCACCTGCGCCGCGCTCAGGAGCGTGATGCGCAGCTTGAGAAACCTTTGCCGCGCGTTTGGCCACTGCTGCACCACCATCGTGCCGGCCAGCGTTGGGCCGGCCACGGCAGTCGCAGGGCCGCGGTCCTTCTGCCGTTCCAGTACGATGGGCGGGCGCGGCAGCGTCATCGAGGACGCGGTACTGCTCGTTCCCGAGTAGCCGCTGACCGAGAGGTACGCCGGTAGCGCCATCAGTACACTCCCATCCCCAGGCTCAGCCCGTGCTTCTTGCACTTGTCCCGCAAGCCGGTGAGGTCCAAGTCGCTCTTGAAGACGATGGTGGGCGTCTCCTTGCCCACCTGCGTTATCTTCACTTTCACTTCATCCAGGCCGCTGTCCACCGTCTTGAGCGCCTTGCCGAAGCCGCGCACCATCCCGTCGCCGGCGCCCTCCCCGAGCGAATCCAGGCTGGCCTTCATTCCACTGAACGTGACGCCCGCCTCGGTGCCCATGATCTTGATGGCGTTGCCCAGCGCGGCCGGCTTGGATGCCGCACCCTCAAACGCGCTCCCGACCGCGGTTGCCAGGCCGCTGTACTGGTCCTCCAGCGCCTTGAGCGCCACGGCGTTCTTGTCTGCTAGGTCGCTGGCTGCCGCGGTGACAGCGTTGATGCTGACGACGAGTGTGCCGGCCGCATCCACTGTGGACGAAAAGCCCTCGGCCGCCTCCCTGGCCAGCCTGCCCTTCACCAAGCTGGCCAGCGCCTCGACGGCGCCGTAGGTGCCGGTGCCGGTGTCCGCACCGATGGCGTCCGTCAAGTCCTCGAACAGCCGCGGCTTGATGAACGACGGGCCGAACGTCTTTGCCACCTCGCCCAGCTCTTTCACCTTGTCCTTGAGGGCGCCCGTGGCCTGCGCGGCGGGGATGCCCACGGCCGCCATCTTGGCGAAGTCCTCCTCAATGGCCGCCATCGCTTTGAGCAGCTGTTCCGCCGTGAACACCTGGTAGGTCCGGTTCAGCGAGTCGGCGGCCTCGTTGAGCGCGCGCGTCGCCTCCGCGGCGCGCTTCTTTGCCAGCACGTCCATATCCGTGGCCACGGCTTGCGCCTGGGCGGCCGTGGCATCTTGGACGCGGGCGTGGATCAGCTTGCTCAGCGCCTCGCGCACCTGCGCCAGCTGGATCGCGTTCCCCAGGCTCCGCTCCGTTGACACCTTCCACTCGTCGCCGCTCAGCTGCAGCTGCTTCACCAGGCGCTGCACTTGGTTCGCGGTGGTCTGGTACGCCAGCTCGTCCTCCGAAAGCGCCTTGGCGTGTTCCAGCATGGGCGTGCCGGCGGTGGCGAAGTATTCCTTCAAGCCGGTCACGTTGTTCAGCCACGTGCCGAAGGCCACACCCGCGGCGCCGGCGGCGGCCACCAGAGCCAGCACCGCCCCGGTGCTCACGCCGGCGGCCGCTGCCAGGCCGGTCAGCGCGCCAGCGCCGCCAGTCAGTGGCACGTTCGCCAGGATGGCCAGCTTGCCCCACGCGCCTGTGAGCCCCACCACAGCCCCGGTCACACCGAGCACAGCCTTAGCCAAGAACCCGAACGCGACGGCGCCCACCTTAAGCGCCACGCCCAACAGGATCAGGCCGCGCCCGATGTCCACGGCCCAGCTCTTGGCCTTTGGGCTGAGCGTGTCCAGCGCGTCACTCACGTCACGAATGCGGGCGGCCGTGTCTAGGAACACCGGCCTCATCTTGGTGGAGATGATGTCGCCCACGGAGATTGCCATGTTCTTGAGGTCGGCCAGCATCTGCTTCATCGCCTGACCGCTGCCCTTGCTCACTTGGTCGAAGGCGTAGTTGAGGTCGCCCATGCCCGCCTTCGCCAGCTTGCCCATGATCTCGTTCGTGACGCTGGCATCGGCGCCCACGAGGTTCAGCACGCCGGCCAGGGCGCGTATCTCTGGGAACACCAGCGCCACCGCGTCCTGGTTCGCCTCAAACGCCTTCTTCACTTCCATCAGGGCGCCGATCATGCCGCGGTCGCGGATGGCCGCCCGTATCTGCTCGAAACTGCTGCCAGCCTGCCGCAGCGCCTCCGACGCCTGCTTGGACGGCACCAGCATCGAGGACAAGATGGCGCGGATGGCGGTGACGGCCAGGTTCGCGTCCAGCCCCTTCCGCGTCATAGCCGCCACGGCACCGCCCAGCTCGTTGAACTTGATGCCCATCTGCGCGGCCAGCGGGAGCACGCGGCCGAAGCTCTCCGCGATCATCTCCGGCGCCACGTTCCCCTCGCGCACCACCGCGGCCATGATGCCCACCGCCTCCGATGCCGAGAGGTTGGCCTTGCCGTAGGCGTTCATGGCGAACGTCGCCGCCTGAGCGATGGGCGCCACGGCGCCCATGCCGGCGCGGCTGCCCTTGGCTGCCGCTTCCAGCACCTCCAGCGCCTCTGCGCCGCGCAGGCCGCCCGACGCCACGTAGAACATCGCCTCCGCCAGCTGGTCGGCCGCCACGCCCGTCTCGCTGGCCATGCCCTTGATCGCGCCGCGCCACTTCTCGGCCGTCTCGGGTGCCACGCCAGCCAAGCCCACCAGCTTGTGGATGGCGTGGTCGAAGTCCTGGCTCATGTGCAGCGCCGCGCCGCCGGCGGCGGCCAGCGGCAACGACACACGCATAGACAGGTCGCTGCCCAGCTTGCTCATCCCGCCGGTGAACGCCCTCAGCTTGGTTTCCGCGGTCGCCAGGCCGGCAGTGAAACCCTCCGTCCGCGCGACCAACTTCATCACTACGTCGCCGAGGCTCGTGTTCACTGCGTCCCTCCACCAGCTGCCAGCAGTTCCATCATCGCCAGGCCCTTCCGCCACGACGCCTCGGCGCGCTCCTCGTCAGTCACCGTCAGCATGAAGTCGCGCAGCTCCCAGGGCTGCGGCCGGCGGTCGTGGTCGCGGTAGATGTTGGCGAGGATCGTTGGGACGAGGGCGTGGTGCGCGTCCGCCGCGCGGAGGGCGTCCACGTGGCGGTCAACCAGCGCGCGGAACATTCGTGGTGTCATAGCCCAGAAGTCGCCTTCCTCCAAGCCCAGGTCGTATTTCCCAAACGCCCACAGTCTCAGCCAGTCGGCTCCTGGGTCGCGGCTAAAGGGTCAGCGCCCGCCGCGCCCGCCTCCTCTCCTTCGGGTGCCGGCTCCGGCGCCGACTGCTCACGCAAGCCGGCGAGGGCGGCCGCCACCTCCGCTATGTTGTCGGGTGTCAGCCACGCGCCAACGTCGTCAACCGTTGGCGCGCTGCCGTCCTCCGGCACAACGCACGCCCACAGCAGCGCCCGCAGTTCAAGCGCAGTAAAGCCGCCGTCCTGAAACTTCTGCCACGTCTCAGGCTTGAGCGTGTTGACCAGCATTTCGCGCTCGTAGCGGCAGAGCGCGTTCATGTCCAGCCGCAGGTGCCGCGTCTTTCCGCCCAGGTCCAGGGCCAGGGTCGGCACCAACTGGTTCGGCATAGTCGCCTCCTTACGGCGTCTTGGTGACTGTGCCGCTCACGGTGAGCGTGACCGTCATGGTCAGCGCGTCCGTCACTGGTCCCTTGATCTCGTCCATCTTCACCTGCGCGGCGAACGCGAACGTCGTCACCTGCGGGTCGGGGAAGATGAGCTTGAAGTTGCCGTTCACCAGGCCCTGGCTCAGCGTCCACAGCCGGGTGTGCGTGGCGTGCGCGGGGTTCCAGTAGATGTCGAACTTGATGGTGCTCTCCGCCATCAGGCCGGGGATGAACTCCCTGTTGCCCGATGCGGACGAGTGTGACGTGACCTCCAACTTGTCGCGGGACGGCGGCACGAACGCCACGTCGCGCGCGCCGGGCACCGCGGTGAAGTTCTCTGGGCCGCCGCCATCGCCCACCTGCACCTGTACGCCCTGTCCAAAGATTGCCATGTCGTCCTCCCCTTACACGGCCAGGCGGAAGCCGGCCACCAGAACGGCGGCGTTGCTGGCGTCGAAGTTGATGCGGCCCGTGGTCTGCGCGTACACGTCCACCGGGAACGGGCCGAACACGGCGTACTCCAGCGTGCCCAGGCTGTACGCTGTGATGGCGCCGCTGCGGCCGAAGCTGTCCGCTGCCGAGTAGATCGTCACGGTGTACGCTGAGCCGCCGCTGTTGTAGAACACCAGCAGCTCCCTGCCCGTGATGGCCATGTCGTTGAAGTTCGTCGAGTCGCAGGCGGCCGGCACAAAGTCGGCCGCGTTGGGAGCCACGACCAGGTTCTGGTTCGCCAGCGTCTTTGGTGTGATGAGGGTCCGTGCCATCTCCTACCTCCCATGCCTCACGCGCAAGTGCTCCCTGATGACCGCCTCGCCGTCCAGCGTGGCGAAGGAGCAGCGCGCGCACTTGTAGTTGGGGTGGCCAGCCCAGTCAACGATGGTGTAGTCGGGCGATGGCGCTGGCTCCGGCGTCACCTCTGCTGGCGCGGGCACCACGAGGTCCAGCCCCGTTTCCCGCGTCGGTCTGTCCTTGCCCGGCATTTCGCCTCCTTCCGTCAGCCGCGTGTCCAGGACACGGACAAGTCGGTGTAGAACCATACGCGCCCCTTCTCGTCGTAGTCGCCCAGCCACGGGCCGGCCGTTCGCAGCACGCCGTTGATGTGCGTGCCCAAGTAGGTGCTGTTGCGCAGCGTCGCCACGGCGCTGGCCAACGTCTCCGAGCGCAGCTGCGCTTCTGCGTAGTCGGTCCCGCGCACCAGCAGCCGCACTGGTGAGCGCACCAGCTCCGGCGTTGCCTTGCTGTGCACGTGCTCTGCCGTGCCAGCCTCCAGCTGCAGCAGGCTGGCGCACACGTCCGGCGTGTCCGGCAGCTGGCCCAGGAACATCGTGGTGCCAGCCACGGCGTCGCCGCGGATGTCCAGGTACATGGCCAGCGCGTCAAGCACCCGGTGCCCCCGTTCCACCCGTGCCGGCCACCTTGGTGAGCTCGGCCTGCACGTCGTCAATGATGAACTCCACGATCTTGTTCCGGTTCTCGTACACGGGCGTGCTCAGGTAGTGGTGCGTGCCCACGCGGTGCCGGAAGTGGGTGTTCTCGTGCTGCACCAGCGCGTAGCGCACCGCCGCGTCACCGAAGGAAAGCCGCACGCTCACCTCCGCCCCTTGGATGCTCGGTCTGCTGCACCTGCCCGATGCGCGCAGGTGGCCGCGGCGCACCGGGACGTACCTCTCCTTTGCCTCCCCAACGATGTGCTCGCCGGCGCGGTACAGGCCACGGCTCAGGGCGAGTGGGACGTTGCCCTTCAGCTTCTGCAGCTTGGCCACCATCTGCTCGGCTCCCTGCCAGGTCATGTCCACAGAAATCTCTGCCATCAGCACACCACCATCACGGCCATCGTGCCGTCCAGCGCCCGCGCCTTCTCGATTGACAGGATCACCGGCTGCTTCCCGTCCGGCAGCGTCAGCCTGTCGTCGGCTGTTATGTCTTGGTCCGCGGTGTACACCACGGTGCTGCCAACTACTTCGCGCCCCTCGATGGTGCGCACCAGCCGCGGCGTGTACTCCACCCGCGCCGCAACGTCCCGCGGCGCACCGAAGCTGGGCTGCGCGTACTTATCGCGGCCGAGGAAAGGTTCCACGGTCACGGTGTCCACAAAGTGCCGCGCGACGGCGCCCACCACACCCATCACAAGGGCACCTCCAGGCCCAACAGCTCGTACACTTCCGGCACGATGATGCGGCTCCGCTCCGAGTACGTCACGGCCAGGCCGCCCACGCGCTCGCTCGTCACCGCGCCGTCCTTGCCCTGCGCCAGCTTGAGCTGCCGCACCAACAGCAGGCACGCCTGCTCGTAGTTGGACGGCAGGTTCGGCACCGGGTCGTTCGGCATCGTGTAGCCGGCAACATAGGTCACGATGATGTTCTCCAGGTCAATGGCCAGCGGGTTGTCCGTCAGCCCGGTGGCGTAGGCCACGATCTCGGGCCAGCCGTTGCCGCGGTAGAGAATTGATGGTTCGTAGCTCGTGATGATGTAGTCGGTGCAGTCCAGGTCGTTGATGAGCACGCCTTCCACAGTCAGCAGTGGCCGGCCCTCCAGCACCAGCTCTGTGCCGCTGGTGCCTGGCATGGCCTCCACGTAGCGCGCCTTGGCGAACTCCCTGTTGCATAGCCGAACGATCATGTCGCTCGCAGCTTTGATCCACCGTTCCAGCGGCAGCCCGTGCCCGGCCGCCAGGACAAGCTCCTCCTCTGCGGTGGCCAGCTTGGTCATCATCCGGTCGCCTAGGAACTGCCGCTGGCGTATCACTTGCGCCTCTTGCTTGCTGCCGGCCGTGCGGCCGGCGTCTTGCCACGGGTGGGCGCCTTGCTGCGCGCCGGCGCCGTGACCATCTTGTGGGCCGGCGGCGCCGCAACGTCTTTCACCGCCGGCAGTGCTCGCAGAACGGGGTCGTTGTGGTAGACGGCCGTGCCGGCCGAGACAAGCCTTTCCGCCTCAGCCGGCGCGAAGCCTGCCACCTCGCCCGCGTTGTAGGGCGGGTTTCCCGTCAGGAACCTGACGAGAAGCCGCGAACCGTCAGCCACGTGTCACCTCCCGTGGCTACATGATGCCCTGCGTCACGGGCACGCGGTCGGCGCCACCGAAGATGGCCACGCCGCCGAGGTTGAATGTGTCCGTGGCGGTGTTGCTCAGGTCGGGCGTGATCTTGACGCGGATGTACTGCTTGCACCCGCCGACCTCGCTCTTGGCCGAGTAGCCCACCGCGCCGGTGAAGGCGCCGGAGGCTGTCTTGACCACGAGACCGGCCACGGGGATGAACTCCGCGTACAGCGTCTCGGTCGCCATGTTCGACGCCGAGTCGTGGTACAGCTGGAACGTCTTGAACGTGAGCGTCTTGGTGTCCGCGATGGTGGCGGTGCCGGCGATGACGAACAGCACGCTGTCGCAGTCCGGCGCCAGCGCAAGCCGGTCAATGATCTCGCCCACCTTTTCCGTGTTGTCCCCCGAGCCTGCGGCCACCCCGGTCCAGTTCTGGATGGCCACCTTCGGCTTGAGGAACGCCCCGATGTCCCTGTTGTTGATCTCCATTTCGTTCTCCCTTCCGTTAGTTCACGTCAAGCCCGTGGCCTACACCAGCGACCACGGCACCGCGGTGATGACCACCAGCGAGTCGGGGTGCCGCGTGTTGATGTCGTGCTCGATGATGGCGCGGATCACGGTCTGGTCGCGCGAGAAGGCGGACACCACCGCGGCTTCGGTGCTGTCGTAGTAGGCCGCCTCGGTGCTCACGTCGATCAGCAGGTTCGTGCTCTCGCCGATCACGACGTCAACCCAGTCGCACAGGTACACCTCGGACTGCGTGCCGGCCAGGTTGTCGGGGATGAGCGTCGTGCTTGCGTACGGATACCGCCACAGCTTGCCCGCAAGCATTTCCTCGCGCCAGGCGAAGTTCCCGTTCGTGTCGCGCTGCGCCATGAGGTACAGCTCG